CTCTGACGATGATCTCAGAGCGAAATTCGCGAAGATCCCGGCTGGAGTTACACTGGAAGTTTTTCTCGATTCATGTTACTCTGGAACGGCTACCCGTGGCATCGACATAACTACCCGGTGCATTCCGGGGCCTATCACCCATGGGCAACCTGCCAGACGAGTGGTAACTACCGTGCCCGGCCTCAACCATATCCTTTGGGCCGGCTGCAAGTCCAACCAGACATCCGGCGAGATCGTAGTCGGGGGCATTACCCGCGGCATATTTTCATATTATGTACAGAAAGCGATTACTAAGTATCCGAATTTGCCCCGAAGCGAACTGATAGCTGCCGTCCAGAGTACCGTAGCTGCCAAAATCGCGAACCAGACGCCTCAACTAGAATGCATCCAAGCCGAGAGCTTGCAGAGGCCGTTTGTGTGAGGTTGCATGGCTCTAGAAGATGCATTGATAAGCTCGGCTGGCGGGGATTTTGTGGCGACGTTGGCCGCGGTTCTAGCCATATTCATTATGGCCGTATGTCTCTTGCTGGTGCGCTGGATAATGGTCACAATTCCGGCCCAAATGGAGAAGGACCGGCTGGCAATGTGTGCTGAAATGGAGAAAGATCGACTGGCAACATGCGATGAGATAAAGGGCATGATCAACACGTTACACGAGCATGATAGACAAGCCAAAGAAATCAAGGATACCGCGTCCCGAATTGAAATTGAACTCAAATCCCGCCCATGCCAGTTAAGGTGATTTCATGCAGCTATCGTTCTATATTTTTTTCATAGGCCTTCTGATGATATTTATATCAGTAATAATAATTTCAATCTTCTACATATTAATGAATCGCAAAAACTCAATGCTCCGATGGCTAATCTTGATCATACTGATATATCCGGTGGCTGCAATCGATCTCGGAGAAGACGATGCATATGTTTCCGAGAGTCGGCCAATGGTGCTTCCAGCCCCGGAAATGGATCGCGCCAATGAGGCGATTTTCAATTTTGCTGATGAAATCGCATGGAGATTGGGGGTTGAGATGTTTTTGAGTGAAAATAATAGTTCATTGGTGATATTATGAAAATCGCAGGCGAAAAATCGGGAGACTTCTATGGCATCAGAACTCTTCTCTGAAATAATAACCAAAAAGGATATCGGCGACTGGATATTCCCATCTAGTAACTACTATGGTATTCCTGATCTTCTGCCATCTCTGCAACCCCCGCGGCCTTGAGTTGCCAGTCAACCGGATAGGGGCCAAAGCCAGAGGCACGCGAATTGAAGGACAGACCTTGCATGGTTACACTGACGATTACCGCATTAATGGTCTCTGGAAAGATCCCTCGTGGCTTATCAATTCTGGATGCCGCGCGCTGGTTGAGCCAAATTTCTCCACCAACGGCGAAATGCCAAAGACCGTCGCCCTCAGCTACGTTTATGCCAAAAGATGGATAGCCAGATGGGCACAGTCATACGGCATAGAGATTTGGGCCGACATGGCCATGAATCCGGAACATGCGGATATAGCCCTTCTCGGAGTTCCTAAAGGCTGGAAAGCCTATGCAACCTATACTTACATTACCGGCTATGATGATGAGTGGCTATTCAGGCAGTATGAGCAGGCTAAAGCCCACGCGGGTGATTGGTGCATGTTTTGGGTCTATGGTGGAGAAAGCCACGTTCAAGAGCTTTGCCAGGAGAACGGTTGGCTCTGGACTCCAGCTCACCAGCAGGCTTACCACAGAAATGTAGGTGGAACTGAGCAGAGGCAACCGAAAAGCCTAAAGCAACTTGAGAAAACGATTAAGATAGAAAATGATTCAATGACCTTGGAGCAGTGGTGTTGATGGGTGGCAATTCAGGCGGTGGTGGGAAACCGGGAAGAAGCGGTGGCGGGGGACCATCATTACAAGATGCAATCGACAGCGGGGAAATTAGCGCACAGCGGTTGCCGGGCGATTCAACGCAACTCACGCACGCAAAGGCAACTGTTAGGTATTCCCCCAAAGGCGCTGAAGTGTGGTCTTCACGAACAGGAGAAAAGGCATTTAAGCCTGTGGCTCCTGTAAAAACATACAAAGATAGACTTGAAGGCGTGCGAGAATTTGCCCGCCGGACGGGAATCACTCTTTAGATTCGGCTATATCCAGCACTCTCTTTAATGCCGCAGATAGCGGATATCCAAATTTCCGCAACCTATCACGGTCCGGGGCTTCGATGTGGATCGAAGTCATGGTGGGGCGAAGGCCCCATCGCTCTTCAGCCTGCCGGATATAATCTCTAAGCGGGAAAGGCTCGTATGAATCCTCTTCCAGATCATGGATTGTGGTGCCGATAGAATCATCCGCTTCCTTCTGGATGATGATCTCATACAGGTGGCTGTCATCGCCTCGGAAGGGCCGGTTTTTTGCGGCCCGGACGGTGAACTGCTCTCCTTTCACCGTTTCCTGCCAGGTTTCGGGCATTAGTAGCCCTCATCATAAACTTCGTCGCTTTCCGGGCATTCTTCCATCCGGGCCGCTACTTGTGCATCCAGTGGGGTGCTGAAGTGCTTTTTCGACTGCTCATCGAATAGCTTTCCGAGGCGGGCATAATCAATTGCCCCGGATAGGCGGGACACATCTGCTTCAGTCATATTCAATTCCTTTGCGATTCTTGAAACTTCAGTAGGTTGCATTTTGTCTCATTCCCGTGCCTTTGCACAATACTAGATCGTTTCTATCAGTATTTATATCTTTCGGTGCACCATGCCAACAATCCATGCCGAACTATCCGGGTTCCAAGATGAGGTTATTGCCCTATTGGATTCGGGGGACTTTTTCGATATCGAGGGGCCGTATGACCCGGTGGAATTCTATGCCAGCATACCGAAGAAAGCTATGGAAGAATACATCGCAGCCTCAGAGAAGAAGAATAGTCGGGTATGGGGCATCCTGACGGCGTTCCTGATTGGCGGTGCGATCACAGCCGGATTCATGCAGGTGAGAAAGGATTATCCTAAGCAGGAGAAGCAATATCTCGCGAAGGCCGAAGCGCAACCAAAGAAGTATCCTCAGCCGAGAACGGCAAAGGATATCGCGGATGAGTACATCGCGAAGCATGGTGGAGAGCTAATTAAGAATATGAACCGTTCTGATCAGAAGAAGCTCGTTGCTTATATTTGGTCAAATTCGCAACGAAATGAACGTCCATTGACCCGGCAGATCAAAAATGAGCCTCATATTCAGAGCATTCTTGATACCGGAAAGCATCGCACGGCCACCATAATCCGGCAAGAGAGGCAGCGGGCTATTAATTATGCGGCAACTGCTCACGCAACTGATATCGGAGCCAAAACGCGAACCAGAATGGAAAAGCAGGATACCAGAACCAGGCCATCACATAGAGCACTGAGAGGGGAAACGGTGCCGATTGATAAGCCATACAGCAACGGTGAAATGTACCCAAATCAGATTGATATCAACTGCCGAGGATCGCAGCTATTCGATTTCTGAGGTTCTATGGCAATCGATCTCAAAGTCAATATGGCCGAAGTCAACCGTGAAATTAACCGGCTGATCAAAGAAGAAGATGCCAGATCAGAGCGGATCGCCAATAGGCTGCTCATGGAAGGAAAAAATTGGGCTCATCAGTTGGTGCGAAAAGATACCGGCGCGCTGGATACCAGCATCGACACCGCGAGTGAAATTGTAAAAATATCGCCCTGTATTTTTAGCATAAAGCTAGCGAACGGTATGGATTATGGATCAATTCAGGAGCTAGATCCTAAAAGAGGAAGACCTCATATACGGCCTGCCGTGCGAGTTATGCAGCTCAGGGCGAGAGGAATCTGCCAGGAAGAATATGAAAGGTGAGATCACCTAACCGCAATCGCCTTCCATTTCACCCCATCGATCTCAACTACATCGCCAACTTTTGGATTGGATTCCATGAATTTTACTGCATCCGGATGGAGCGGTTTGGGATAAGGCAAATTTGTTTCCTTCATATTGAATACTCCAGTATCCTCAGCTCTTCATAAACCGTATCGTTAAAATGAGCCTCGATCATCTTGTTATATTTCCTAATGGCCTTGTTACTTGTTTCAATCGCAGCATAGAATGATCCATAGCTTACCAGTCCTTTTGCATACATCTCGCTTGCGGATTGGCCCAGGGACCATGCGATACCAGAGGAATGCGAAATATCCTGAAATTCAAATAGTTCGTTTTCAGTCATGTTCACGGTACGATTCTGGATTTCCCATGCGGTTGCCGGGGCAATCAGCAGGGCGATGATCAATATCTCTCGTAGCATGAATTTGGATTGCATCTCTGACGTAAATAATTATCTACTTCACTTCTCTAGGTTCAAATGCCCAAACCGCATCTTTCCGGATAATTAGGGTTGAATCGGTCTCTATGAACGTGAATGCGCCGTCACTCATATGCCATACGAGTTCTCCAGAAGCGATTGTCATTTCGTCGTCATTGATTTTTGTAATCTTCCCGGTGCTGGCATGCAAGCCATAATGGAAAATTCCGACATCATTCAATTCAAAATCCATGCTACACAGTTGTCGTTTTCAGGCTAAATAATTATCTCAAGGAGTTTTCGATGTCATCTTTAACCTCGGCTTTAGCTGCGGCTTTGCAGAACGATTCTGCCATTTCGCCCCTGATTACCGGTGTCATTCCGGGCAGAAACTTCGATCTGCAAGATGCCATGTTGGCCAGTTCGCCCTATGCTTGCATCTCCGTGATCGATTTGCCGACCATTGAGGTTCCTTACCTCGGAGCGGCTAATGGAAAAGTGCATGGGCAGCTTGAGGTCCGGGTCACTGGCAAATCATCTGAAGTCGCGACAAAAACCGTTATGGATGCAATTAAGGCCAAACTCAGGCCTCTCTCGGAGCTGGCATGGAATAGCGCATACATCGCTTTTGGCATTACTGGCTGGAATCAGGTGCCGGATATCTCCGAGGATCTATCCACATGGGTAGAAATTCTCACAATTGACTACATATCGGTGGCATGAGATGACTTCAGTTCAAATTATAGTATGTACAAACCGCGGCATGGACCCCCGATTTGTGACCTGCCTACTCCATGCCAGACACCCCGAAATATCGATCACGTTTGGTATAGAGAGCCTAATCGATCGGTCGCGCTCTGTCATGGCTACCAAGTTCTTAGATGGCAATTCCGATATCTGCCTATTCATAGATGACGACATAATAGGCTGGTCAATTGAAGATATCAATCAGATTGTGGCTGACGTTGTCGAGACAGGATCGATAGTTGGCGGCTGCTATTCCATCAAGAATGTGGCCAATCCCCGCATATGTGCCCTAGGAATTGACAAAGGCACTGGTTCGTTTGACATAGGGCCACAGAATGGATTGGTAGAGGTCAAATATGTTGCCACCGGTTTTATGGCAATTCCGAGAAAGATATTAGCAGAGTTGGCTGCCAAATTTCCAAAAGTAAACGCATACGGCGACCTGCTCATGCATCCATTCTTCCAGCCATTTGTTCATGAGGGCATTTACCTATCCGAGGACTATGCTTTCTGTCAGAAGGCGCGTGAGTTGGGCTATAAGACCTGGTTAGATCCGAGGATAGTCCTTGGACATATTGGTTCATTTGTATATAATTTAAGTTAATACTGCCGATGACGAATGCCGAGGCACGTATCGAAGTTAGATTGCAATCTATAGGAGAAGTGAAAATATGGTTTTAGCAATAACAGTAGGTAAGTCCGGACGGGTCGAGGTAGGCGCGGCTGCCGCCAATATCCAGGTAACCGGCGTACAGAATGTGGATATCCCTCTCGATTGGGAAACCAAGAAAATTATGCATCTTGGCGACACGGCAAAGACCACCATCATGCTTCTGAAGAATTGGACTCTGAGCATGACACTGACAGAGGATCTGGCTTGCACTGGTCAGGATGCCATTAGGACCGCGTTCAATGGCGGGTCAAATTTGGCAGTCAAAGTTTGGCCGAATTATGCAGGGGCCAATACCGAATTCTATGAGTGCGCGTACGGTGTCGTGACAAAATACGACCCAAAGGTAGACCCCAATTCTGAGATTACCGCTTCTGTCACAGTGGAGTCATCCGGTACCGCCATGACAATGCCGGTATAGGGAGGACCGACTATGGTCCTTACTATAAAAGTTGGTAGAGTTGGAGCACTCTACCTAGCATCCGGCACATCGCAGGCTCTAACCAATGAGCCAATGCAGGAAGTTGACCTAACCGCCGAGGGTAGGCCGAGATATACTGTCTATGAGATAACATCCGCCGCAAAGCGATACATCGATTTTGCAACGGCTTGTGTATTCACCGCGAGCACTACCGGCATTCTTACACCCTATAAATTTGAGCCGTGCGGCTGCCGTATCTATCTTACCACGGCGCTAGGTTCGGGCGAAACTGTAGTCTGCACATCCGGAAAGTACATTCCCATCAACATGTGCATTGGCGCTATGAATTGGTCCGTAAACAACACATGGGAAACTGACAAAATCATGCTTTTGCGGGATACCGCAAAGCGGACTATCCTCAAGCAGAAGGCATGGACGGCCACGGCAGATCTGGCTCTAGCCTCCACATGCGCCCAATACACGACTGCGCTCGCTGGCGATGACAACGACCTGGTATATACTCATCGGTTTGGCGGTGACGTTGGCAACAATTTCACCATCGAGTACACGGCAGGCGCGGCCCTGGCAATATCCATATCGGGCTATGATATCATTGTGACCTTCATAGCAGCCACAACCACCGCGGGAGACATCCTGAACTTGTGGGGAAAGAACGCTATCCTCAATGAGCTAGGTATCACATGTGAACATGCCGCCGGCAGCGACGGAACCGGCGTAGTTGACACGTTGGCGCATACTCATTTGTCAGGTGGGTTGGATGCTGTCGATTATGCTGGGGTCGAAGGGATCGCAGTTGCCGTATTCTACAGTGACTACGATGCTGATGCCAGATGGGAGGGCTACACCAAGATAACCAAATCTGACCTGAAAATACCTGCCGATGGAGAGGATACTGTAAGTATCACTTTCGATAGCTACGGTAGTCAGTACGGCGAATTGTGCCTAAGAAAAAGTTAAGGACATTTTTGTAAACATGTTCTTACGGCCAATACCTAGGGATGTACACCTGAAAAGCATCCTCCTGAATGCCTGGTTTTGGCCCATTCTTTCAGGAATCAATGCAGGAGTTGATATATATGGGATTTAGAATAGATTTAAATGATGCAAATGCCTGCAAGGGCAAAGTAATGTTTGATGATGTTGATTTATCCAGCGGAGTAATGCAAGTTGAAGTTATTGCGCGGGCTGGAGATATCGTTTATGCCAATTTAAAAATCGGAATTGAGCAGTTGAATGGTGTAGATTTTGATGGGAGAAAATAGACATGCCAAAATCTACTAAATCCAATCCCGAAAAGGGCCTGCCATCTGTCACCATCGACCTAGACAAGCCCCGCATATTGAAATGGAATAACGAGCAGACCAGGCTATTTGAAGAGTGGGCACTGCCTTACTTAGACTTTCCCCGATCTGGTATCAAACGCGAGATGCCCACACAACGCAATCCTACCGGTATAATCACAATGGATGGCAAATTTGCCATTATGAACTCGCTCAACACGGCAACCATCCAGACCAGAGCCCTTTATCATGCGCTGCAAGCTGAAAATGTGGACCTGTCTGATATCAAACTAGTCGATGGACTAGTCACAAATTACAAGGCCTCTGGTCAATCATGGGATGACCTGCTAATTGCGATTCAAAGATCATTTCTGCTTGCAAATGACCCTTCTTCTCTGTCCTCACAAGAAGTGAGGTGGAAGGCCTTACGCGATCTGGAAAAGATCAATCTGAAAGTAGCGGCCAAAGTTCAAGCAAAAGCGGAGAAGGAGATAGCGGAGCAGATATCGGAGCAGGAGAAGACCTTAGCAGAACTCGATTCTGGAGAGATACCACCCGCCTCGCCTACAGCTTAGGGCTATCCCCTAAACAATTTTGGAAAGAGTATTCGTACAATGAGCTTTTGGCAAAGTTGCATTTCGATAGGCAGAAGCACGCCCATGAAATCGATATGCTGAAATCTGCCGCGTGGCTCAATTCGCAGGCTATTGGCAACGTCCTGGCAGGTTGCTTCGGTGGAAAGCCACAGACGTTTGATGAGCTTTTCGGCAAAAAACAAGAACGTAAGACCATGACACATGCCGAGCTGAAAGCAGAACTTAGAAAACATAACATGATTTTGGAGTGATTTACATACCAGCTTTTGCCCTCACCGGAACTGCCGATTTTTCCAGCATCAAAAATGAACTGCAAAATCTTGAGCGGACTATTGGCAATTTACGCGTCCCACAAATCAAGACTGAAGTTGCCACTCCCAACTTTTCCAATTTCTTTTCAGCTATAGATAAGGCAGAAAAGCAGGCCACTATCAAAATCAAGCCCGAAATCGATAAGTCGTTTGGTGGCGGCCTATCCTCATTTTTGAATTCCGAAAAAGGCAAATTCAATAATGTGGGTAAAGAACTCGGCCAAAACCTAACAATGGGCATGCAACAGCAATTCGGCATGGCCGGTGGCATGGCTTCCAGCCTGGCTCAAGCATTGGGTCCGGTTGGCATCGCCGCAACTGTGGCAGGCGCGGGTGTAATTGCGCTTGGTGCCGCATCTGTGAATGCGGCCCGCGGTTGGGAAACCCTGATGGCAGGCGTCAGCAAGACCACCGGGGCCGAGGGAGCCGCGCTCACACAGCTCTCCAATACCCTGCTCAACCTATCCAAGGAGATGCCAATTGCGCAGGCAGAGATTGCCAAAATCGCCACGGTAGGCGGCACCCTCGGCGTCAAGCAATCAGATTTGCCCAAATTTGTCAAAGATACCGCAATGGCCTCCGCCGGTTGGGGCATGTCTGGAGAGGAAGCGGCCAATTCGATCGCAGGAATCTCAAATGCGTTCAAAGTGCCGATCGCAGATGCTCAAAAATTTGGGTCTGTCATAAACACGATGGCAGACAACGTGGGCGGCTCCGAGAAAGAGCTGGCTGACTTCTTGGTCAGGGCGTCTGGTATCGCTACCACATTTGATGAGGGTATAGCGTCCACAACCGCGTTTGGTGCGGTCCTGGCATCAATCAATATGCCTATGGAGGTTGCGGCTACCGGCCTGCAATCCATGATGGCCTACGCGATGGCCCCGTCTTCACCGGAAAGGCTTGAGCAATGGGCCAGCATGATGAATGTCACTGTCGACCAACTCAAGGCAAAACTTGAGCAAGACCTGTACGGCACCCTCATAGAATCTAGCAACGCGATAGCCACCGTGGGCACCGAAACGGAACAGCAACAGGCCCGGATAGCCATTTGGGGCGAAGGCGGAGCTAGGGTATCGTCCGGCCTCGTTGGGATGCAAGACAAGTACACCGAAGCTCTAAAGATGGGCAATGAGCAGCTCGCTACCGGTAGCAGCCTAGCCCAGGCATTCGGCGCACAGGGCGCCACTGTTGACGCAAAATGGCAGAAGTTCACCAACACAATGAGCACGGCGCTCATTCATGTGGGCACTGCGGCGCTGCCCGTTCTTGGACAAGTGCTCGATACCATGTCGGGGCTCGTTGCGGCGGCAGACGATTTTGCCGCTACCACATTGCCCGCATGGGCGCAAAGCACCACCGACTGGGTCAACGAAACCCTCGGCATGGAAGAGGACACGGCGGAAGAGGCAACGGCCCGGAAAGCCAAGATAGCCAGGACGCGCGAGAAAACAGTTGCGAAAGTTGCCGACACCACAGGATACCAATCGTATGCAGAGGCACAAGCAAGCGCGGCCAATTTGGGCCAAGGGACTGGCAATTCATATGTCGATGGGCTGAATTCAGCTCTGGATACTGGTTTGCCAAAGGCGTTAACTGATGCATATTTGGGCGATGCTCTAAATGTAGGAAAAACTGCCGCCGCAAAAGCTGGACAGCAAACGGCAGAAGAATTTGTAAAGACTCAGGATGAGTACATAAAATCACATTCTAGCGGTAGCTATACATCTACCATGATGCAACAGATGAGTGCACAGCAATCTGTTGAAAGCGGCCCCAAATACAAGTATGATTACCAGACTACACTTCTTGACAAAACCGCGTATGCATCTCTGGAAAACTACCGTGTTCAAAAGAGCGCCCGCAAAACGGACGTGGGCGGTTTTTTACAAATTGCCGACTCATCCGGAAATATTATCAAGTCGGAGCAGTACACCTCCGACGCCGAGATGGGCAAGCTGTCTAAGCGACTTAAGGAGTCGATCAGGCCGGTATTCTTGGATATGCCAAAGTACATTCGGCAGGCAGGCAGTGATATAAGCGATTCGTTGACTGATATGCTTTCAGATGGTGTCGTATCCTTCGAAGAGAAAAACGAGCTAGGAGAATACATCGAATCTCTGAAATCGATGAAGGTGGACTTCCCGGTCGAATTCGACCAGGCCAACCTAGACGACCAGCTAACCAAGTTAGAGGCCACTAGGTTAGGGCTAAATGTAGATTTGCTGTTGGGGACTGACAAACTGGAAAGCGATTTCTACAAATGGGCGGAAGAAAATGCAGATGTAATAGCAACCTATCTGGCAAACAACACTTCCTACATGGAAGCCACGCAAGGCAGGCCTGAGTACCAATGGCTTGAGCTAAATCCGGACGCTGTAAGCCTGATGGAAGAGTATAATGCGGCTCTATCTAGCCATGAACCGGGCCAGGTTAGCAAATTACCAAGTTTGCAAAATGATTTACTGAAGTTGCACCCCGAACTGCAAGATCAAGCGTTCTGGACTACGAAAGTAAATGTCGCTCAGGCAGAACTCAATGAGCATTTTGTCATCCTTGATGGTACCGTAGTCGGTATTGACAAAGATGGGAAGGCGGTAAGTGAGGGCTTCCAGGCAGAGCTTCCAGTTTTAGCAGCCCACGGCACCGGGCTAATTGCAGACGCGGAAGCAGTTGCGTCTCATACCAGATCGGTGCTGTCATCGATCGCTGCCATGTCAAACGTTCATTATGGGACGTTGCCAACCTCGGCCAACTATGCGCTACCAGGCACCACAGCACGCGCCTACAATGCCTACAAACCAACCACCCCCATATACGCTCCTCTGGAAAGCCTAAACCTTACCAAGTTTGCCAAGGGTGGCATTTCGCTAACTAAGGGAATTGCAGAAGTAGACGCAAACGAGCTTCATATCCCCAAAGACCAGCTACCATGTGCCGTATCCAGCATGTATGATGTTCTGGAGAATCCAAATCTGTTTTTCCCGTCCGGATTAGGCACAATAACAGATGGCAGTGGGGCAACTTATCCAACTCAGGCAAAACTTGAGTCGCTTGGAAAGGTAATTGACACAACTAAAATTTCTTTCGAATCGGCCAATTCTGGAATTCTCAAGCTGAGTTCCGGCGCGACCTACGTATCCGATAGGTGGATGGAAGAATATGATAGGTTCACGATTACAGCGCCCGGAACTGGTTTTCAGTCTAGCTCCAAGCGTGGCTATGTCCCGGTTAGCATATCCGACGCCGCAAAAGAGAATACCATCTATAACCCATTCACGGATGAGTCCAATTGGCAAGCCTCTGGCATGGATGCTAAGATCTCTGCCATGCAGCAACAGTATGCGGGCAAATCGTCTGTCATGCCGTCCGGGGCCAACACTAAACCAGACTGGATAGTCGAAGCCAGCAACGGCATTATTCCCAAATATTCAGAAGGTGTATTGAATTCTCTCGCGGTAGAATATGACTCACTGCAAGCGGTTAATACTGAGAAGGTCCGATATGCCGACTTGCAAGGCACCGAACTGCGAAATATCCTGATGCAATCGGATGCTATCATCGACGCGACCGCCGCCGGTGGAGAATATTGTGAGGCCATGTCCAAGTTTGGAATTGTGACAGAAGAGACTTCCAGATTGGCCGAGAAAAACGGCATGTTTCAGAAGGCCTACATTGGGCCGTCTAAATATTATGAGCAGGCCAAAGAATATTTTGCAGGCAATACAGTCACCGAAGCAATTAACAAAACCACCAAGCAGGTTTCCGATGTGGAGGAAGCTGTAGATGAATCCGCCAACGAGTATGGCAAATATGGCCGGAAATTGGACGCGCTCACAGATGGGCTCTTTGCAACGGTAAGCGTTTTGCGTGGCTCCGCCCAATCCGACCTATACGGCGACAAGATGCCCATGTCACAGTCGGCAAAATGGTACATGGATGAGTTCTATACGGTTGAGTACGGATTGGGGCAATGCGTCAGCTACCTTTCCGATTTTGCCATCATGCAAGAGGGCGTTTTTTCAGATGTCCTATTCAAGCCGTCCTACATCGGAAAAACTGCCGGTTATGCAGGGGCGGGCAAAGGGGGCCTGCCAGGATACTCTAACATAGCTGAAATCCTCCCACAAAACGCCTTGGAAATGCAGGAAGCAGCGAGCCGGTTTGCCGACGCCGCCGACATGACGGATGCGAATTACCAGCTTTCCAAGATAGGTGAGTCATCTGAGGCCACAAAGGAAGCGACTGAAGAATCTGCAAAAGAGCTGAAAGAAGTTTCCAAGAATACTCAGCAAGTGGCTGACCAGAACGCCGCGATGTCCGACTTGTATGGTCAGGCCGTAGGCGGCAGTTCTGGTTGGGGCGGCACATCGATAGGCGGTGGCGGTGGGTGGATTGGGACATCTGGCATGTACTCTGGCATGAATGGCAGCATTTACTATGGGTCGACGGTAGGCGGTTGGGGCGCTCAAGCCAGCAATTCTATAAGCGGAAATACCGGAACTGTGAGCATCGGCCAGGGAGCTTTGTATTATGCGGAGGGCGGCATAACAGACCATCCAGTTTTTGGCGTCTTCGGTGAGGCTGGCAGAGAGGCGTTCGTTCCTATCTCAGATAGGCAGGCCGGTTTACGAATTCTTCCACAAGTGATGAAGGAGCTTGGTGTACGGCAGTTCGCGTCGGGTGGCATAGTCGGGTCAGGCGGCGGGCTGCAAAATCTTTCCGATGCAATTGGTCCCACCACAATAACCTATGCCCCGGTAATCAATGGGTCTGGCTTATCCGAGGCAGCCCTCCAGAGAGTGCTTGAGAAAGAACGCAAAAAGATTTTTGCCGAAGTTGCTAAGAAGAGTGTAGTGGCCCGGCGGCATAGGAGCGGCTGATGGATATCTACATCAAGAATCCTGGAATGCCGCCGTTCCTGGTCATGAAACGAAAAAAAGGCGACATAATCGAAGGCTCCATAAAAGGCCAGCAGATCACGGACACATTTCGCTCCAGGGAGGCCAGCCTAACGGTTCCTAGACGTACACCCGTGAGGCAGTTCGCGGAGGTGCGGTTCGTTAAGAGCGGAAAAACGATATTCCGTGGATTCGTTGAGCAGTACGAAATCGACAGCAAGAGAACGAAAAATCTGACTATCCAAGGCATGGAGAAGCTATTAGAATGCAGATTCATGCCAAACATTGTATATCCAGAGGCTACTACGTTCTCGGAGCTATTTGCCAGCACCATAACCCTAAACAAGCCGCCTGGAATGCTGGCAGTCGCCAATAGCCTTCTGCCGCCGGGAATTAACCATAATTTTTACGATGCCGCCAATAACACCATTCAGCTCATAGGACTTGGAACCAGTAGCAGGCTAAGGGATAATTCGCTGTATTTCGTAGATTACAAGTATGTCAAAGAGCTTGTAAGCGTATTCACTAAGTCGGAATTGGAGTACCGGGATTTTACTTATTTCCGGGATGCCTCGGACCTGTTTGTGCGAATCGACCATGACTATTCCCGTGGTTGGGCCGACTATGGGGGGGTGCTATGTGAGAACTGCATTGATACCTCGATCCGACTAGGTGAAGTCCCTACTGCATCTCTGCGATCAGAACTAACATGCGTCGCCCTGGAGGACAAAATCTGTGATATTCTAACAGATGTCATCAGATCGCATGACTATTACCTGCATTTCCGGGATGCGGAGAAGACTCTCTATCTCGATATTGCTGATCAGCCGGGGCGGTCCTGATGGCATTGTACACACTGAAAGAAGACGAATGCTCTGATGTCTCGCGGTCTACTGTTGCCGATCCAAAGGTTCATTGTATTATAGGAACGGGCAATGGAGGGCAATATTTCGCTACCGCGGACTGGAGTTGGCGCGGTATCTGGATTCAAGAAGTTTACGAAGTTGACAACGGATTCAAGGACCCCGACGGGATACTGGTAGATCGGGCAACTAAGAAGCTAATTGCCCGGCAAAATGATTATCAGTGGAAGGCTACCACAAAACGAGAGCTTGTCGTCATGCCAGGAGATTACATAAAATTCTATCCTGAGCATGACGATGCTGAAGAGCTTGTAATAGCATCCTACGAGGAAAATATTAACGGGGAACTCACCCTAGAACTTGGTGCTCGGCAGCCCGACCAGTTGGATGCTGCCGAAATCGAGGACGATATTTCCTCAGGGTACACGTCAAAATATATGCAGGAGTCTCACGCGGATGTGACCGGTGAAGGAGAAGATGACAGTGAAAAGTTTGAGCCGGCTGACCCGACGCATACTGCGATAGTTCCTGGCGAACTTAATTGGTATGTGTCCGGTGCGGTGCTGGCTGAAGACCTATATCCGCGGGTGACCCTGGAGCTATCGGTAGCTTTTGATACGGTTAAAATCCCTATCATTGGGCCTTGCGCTCTTGAACTAAAATGCAATGATTTGTACATTAGATACGGTGATATTATCGGATGGGAGCCGGGCTTAGACATCCCGGAAATCGATATCACTGACAACTTGTCAGTAGTCGAAGATCCGATCTGGAGCGGCAATATACCCGACTGGTCTACAGGAGAGATGGACTGGCCGGACGGCACGGTGATGCTAGAGTTCGTTTTTACGCCTTCATCGGGGCATACTGGCTGTATTGGCACGCTTGAAATTCGCCGGACCGGGGGAGCCTTGCTAGAATCTGTAGAAATCGATGGAGCAGGCACTTATCAGGCCACGCTAACTTACGACGCCGAGCCAGAGCTTACGTTTACCGATTTGGACTGCAAGATGGACATCTATGCTCTGAAAAAAAATGTTTTGAAGGTTGGAGTCTACATGGCGAACGAATATACTGAGACTCATGCGTCAATATCCGACCATCCGAGGCTGAAGGCGTCAGGGACTATGCATTTTTGGAAACGGCAGGATAGATCATGAGCGATACTCCATATACTCAGATTTACGGCTTGGACTTCACTTCTGTAATGGACCAGGAAGGCGTCTCATCCTCGGGAGGGCACCGAAAAACCAACAGCTACAGTTTCCCCGACTGGTCGAAATCCGAAATCGAGGACGAAGGTAGGGATGCGGTTGAGTGGTCGGGGGAAGCTCATAGTAGCTCGCTAACTGACATTAAGCAGATTATTAAAGAGTTCAACATTGCACCACCCGATTGTGAATTCTATCCGATGAATGCTGATCTATGTGTCTATGCAGCGAAGGCTTCAGCTAGGTACGCCCATCCAATGGTCTACCAGGCGGGGACGAAAAATTATCATTATGGTGACATAAAAGTAATCTCCAGGGAGCCGTTTGCTTTCGGGCCTCGGCAGGGAATCGATTTTGATTTTGATGTTGCACTACCGGCGACATCGGCAACGCTCACGAACGAGGGCACAGAAGTCAACACCATCGATCATTTCAGAGCATCCGGGGGCTACGATGCCACGTTGGGCCGCACGGATGATCTCAAATTGACGGTGAACGGCTACGAGTTGCCTCTATGTGCGGAAATGATGGGCCATGATCTGTTCTGCCTGTCGCGATGGGGCGAAGTTCGGCACTCTTATGAGGTTAATTTCAACCATCCTTATACGACGCTGCAAGCCGATTTGGGCGGGTCTACATTCTGTACAACCTGCTCGATGACAGACGAGCTGCTCACCATTGGAGCGGGTGGGGCATCGGGCCGGGTGATGTTCCCATTTTCCGGGCCTCTGCCGATATCCGAAAGTCCACCGCCAACTTTGGATTTTTATGCGGAATCGGTTGTCAATCTACGGGTATATGTGGCCTTCGCGGGTGATTTGGACGATCTGACCCTCCAGTCGGGAGAAATCTATGCAGGGCATAATATCATTGAAATTCCCGACACCGAGGGATACGAGTTTGTGAGCTTCGGCTTGGTTGGGAATGGTGTACTGTCGTCATTGTCTGCAACTGTTCATCGCTACATGGACGAATCGCAGTTGCCAGAGATTGATGTTGGTGATGAGTTCACCATTTCGGTCTCGGATGGAAGCTATTCTAATCATCTATTGAGTTCGCTGCAAGCGAGTTATAGAGACAAATTTTGGTTTTGAGGTTTATATGGCAGCATGGGAAACTTATTGGGTCAAGCGACCACGAGGTACTAAAGGCGACACTGGCAACGACGGAACCGTTGCCGATACTGGTTATTGGGCGACTGGAACTGACTATAATATCAACGATAGATGTTCACATACGCGGGCTGGCCGGGGCATATCGACTTATCGGTGTCTGGTGGCTCATAAGTCCGGTTCGACGACCGAACCAGACGTGGGCGCATTGGAGGCGACCTATTGGGAGATCTTCTCTGAGGGTGGAGCTGATGGGGCTGGAGGCGGCGATGTGGTTGGCAGCACCACATCGACAACAAACGATATTGCAATATTTGCATCTAGCAGCGGAAAATCGATCAAAAGTGTTGGAATCAACTACAGTGAGATCCGATTCTATAGCCTGACCGAGGGGACCGCGATAGATCGGGATGCGGATTACATCAAGGTTTATGATGCATCCGCATTGAGCTATCGAAAGGTGCATCCAACGCTGATTGGCCGACGAACAGAAAGTATCATCCTAACAGCGCAAGGCATATGGCCAACAGCTACGTCCGGCTGCCAGAATTCAGATTACGTCGCCTTGACGACTAATCATTACAATATATCTCGGATGGGGTTTGCCCACACTGCAAAATCCTATGCCGAGGTGGAGTTTGCGTTGCCTTGGTACTATGACGGCGGTACTATCACGGCTCGCTTCTATTGGTTTGTGCCAACTACATCGAGCGGTTCTGTCGTGTGGGGCCTGGGCGGCAGGGCAATTGGCGACAGTGACAACCTAGACCAGTTGAGCGGCACGACCAAAACCGTTGTAGATAGCACGCATAATACCGCTTATGACCTGATGATCACAGAGTACACGGCAGCAATAACACTCGGAGGGACACCAGCGGGCGGAAAACTCGCGATGATCGCGATATACCGTGATCCCACCAGCACATCTGACACACTGAGCGAGACTGTCTACCTGAAGGCCATCGAGATCAGATATGGGTGTTCTGAGTGACGACCTCAGTAATTACCCTAAAAGCCACCGGGGGGTCTGCTGGTTGGGAGCAAATGGGGCTAGGATATGATTCTTCCAGCCCGATTACGCATACGCCGGTTTCCACTATCCCGGATGACATTTTCTCCTGGCAGGATGCGGCAGTTGCGGGTGTAATTTCCAAAATCACAATTAATTACAGAGGTGCGGGAAACATCACCGCCGGCCGCGAGGGGCATGTCAGGACGGCCATAACAATCGAGGGCACCACATATTATACCGCATATGTCCTTCAGGGAGCCATAGCTTCTCAGGCTATTGATGTGGCGGTTAACCCCGCGACCGGGGTTGCCTGGACCTGGTCAGAGATTGACAACCTGCAAGCCGGGTTGGGGTATAACATAACGTATGCTGGGTGGGTGTCGATTTATCAGTGTTACATTACAGTTACCTACACGCCAGAGGCTTACGTTCCGCCGATGCTGACCAAGGGGAGCCCGGCATGTGGTTGCGGCTCGATGATGTTTTAGGTGGTTTATTTGAATGACATTTATGTGACTGTTGAAAAACAGTCTGAGCATGTGCATTTTAAAGGCGCATGGTCCAGTGGCACAACGTACAATATCGGTGATGAAGTTTCCAATGATGGAGCTGATTTTGTCTGCATTCTAGGGCATGTGGCGACCACGGCACTTGAACCTATTCCGGTAGCGGATGAGGTGATCGCCGGGCCGACCGGACTGACTGGAGCCACCGGTCCGCAGGGCGAACAGGGCATAAAGGGAGATGCGGGGGTAGCTGCAACAAACGAGTGCATAGAGACACCATCTGGTGCGATGGATGGATCAAACCAGACCTTTGCGCTTTCGCATACACCGGCAGGCCAGATTAAGCTCTATTACAATGGCATTCTCCTGGAAGAGGGCGCGGATGATGACTTTTCCGTATCCAGCACCACAATCACGATGCATTTTGTTGCGCCCAACGCTGCCAATGGCGATAAATTAATAGCGAATTACTTCTACTGAGGTCGATTTTATGAGGTTAACATTACTTTTTCTAGCTTTGGCTGTCTTAATTTCTTCAGCCGATGCGGGCCAGACGCTATTTCATTTCAAGGATCTCAATCTGACGGCTTATCATGCACCATCAGATACTATTGTCTGGAATTCCGCGGATCAGACAACCGTCTATGCCGCCGATAACCAGGGCAACCTCATTGATTGGGGTGTCAAGGATTCCGCCGGGCGGGTGGACACAAGGGTACTCAATGCCGCAATCGCCGCAACTCCTGAGTTCGGCACCACCACATGGGGTGACGGCACGTATCTCATGAGGACGACTGCGAATTGCACCACGGGTGACATTGATTATGTAAATTGGTTTTGGACCTGCCTGCCTGTCACTAAAAATATCACCATCAAAGGAGTCGGCACCAATGCGACTATTCTGAAGTATGCTCCTGGCATGTACAACAGCACCAATGCCGGAAAAGCACTCATAATGTTTGAGTATTGCCCCTACACGGAAAGCGGGGACGGCACGGGAACCGCATACCAGAAGTTCACTCTGGAAGACATCACATTCGACGGCGATGTGGTCAACCAGACGCCTTACTACCATGATGGGGCGGGCCTGTTTTTGGCGGGATCTCCGAGAACCAATGGAACCTACCGAAACTTAGAATTTAGAAACAGTCCCAATCATGCACTGTATTTAGGCTACAACGGCGGTGGATGGGATAGCAAGACCGTCATAGAAAATATCAACACTCATGACAATTGGGGCAGCTCTCAGATCGACAACACTGAGGATACCGTTATCGACCATTGGGTATCTGAAAATGACGGTTACGGCTTCTGGACTGCCAGTCACCAGGCCATAGTATTCGACAGCATGTACGCCCCATCGGGTCATCTCCTGGTTGATAATGTTCATGTCCGAGACGGATGCATCAATATCTTCGGATTCGTGAAAGGTCGCGACAGTTTAGAGGCCAGGTTTAGCAATCTGTATGTCAATTCGACGACTGTAGGCAAACATGCGGTATATATCCAGGACTGCAATAATGTCACGATTTCAGACAGTACTTTACTGGCCGGATCTGCGAATTATGCTGCGTCAGTTGACGACAGCTCCGAGATCCAACTGAATAACCTGAAAATGCGCGGCCTGCGTGGCCTGGTAGTCGAGAGTGGGGCCAGGTCGGATGTTAAGCTGGATGGTTGCGACATAAATACCACCGGCGACTGTTTTAGAGTATATTGGGCAGGATCAACGGCAACGTTAACCGGATGCAATCTGTACACATCCTCTGGCTCTGCTTACCTCATCAATGTCCAAGCCGGGGCTACCGCCACAATGGTCGGCTGTCATGGCTCAGGCAGCGGGTTAGTTTATGTATCCTCCAGTGCCGGGGTCTTGAATCATGCGGGAACCTCTGGATTGGGCCTGGAGGCTTATGGCGCGACCAGTGTCACAGATGGTGGAACCGTATCGCATACCATGAAAATTACCCCTCGCTATGTGCAGGTGACACCATCTGTGGCGGGAACGATCGCCACGGTGACCGCAATCGATGGCACAACTTTTACCGTAGACTTCAGCGGCACAACGACCACGCAAACCGTCTACTGGCACGCATTCTATTAGCTCGGAAAGCGACCAACTCTTTTCTTTTTTCCGAGATCTACTTGAAATATGTACCCTAGATACGTATATATAGTAGCACGCCCATGCCATGCGCATGAAAATGAGACGATCAAGAGGCCAGGTGAACCTAGAAATATTGCGGCTCCTGTCAACGGAGAACCGCAAAGCAACATTGCTGGCCGGGGTAACTGGCCTGAATTATAGGCAGGCGGGGCTGATTTTGACCAACCTGCGAAAAAAAGACGTGATAGCACATGTAGTTACCGGGGAATGGAAGATCACAAGGCGCGGGGTAGAAGTCATGCACAAGCTTGCTGACTTAGAGGGCCTGATATGAGGGCATTCATCTATGTGGTGGGCTTCGTTGCGGGGGCGTTTGGCCTATGGCTCTTGGTCCTATGCCTGAGTATCCTGGCTGGAGCTGTTGAGTTGCATGTGAATGGCAGTTTTGTGGGGAATGGCAGTCAGTCGCTGGTCCTGGTGGGCGACAATCTCACTGCATTTTGGGATGGGCGCATTCTGAATGTGACGGCGGTGAGTACATGAAAAGGATTAATCAGGATGAAGCGGCCGGTATGGCCTTGCTTCACGATTTTGGGTATAACTATTCTGAAATAGCCGAGATGTGGGGCGTATCATATAGTGCCGTCCGGACCCGTATGCAGGTTCGCAATGGGGCAGATCGACCGTGGGGCGATAGGACTGAAATTTATAACAAAGATGTCGCAGAAGTCCGGACATATTTGGCGAATCATCCGAATGCCAGTGTTTTCGATGTAGCTCTAACATGTCATCTTACTGACGATACTGCTAGACGAATGATGAAGGTGGTGCGATGAAATCCTGCGTGAAATATAATTCCAGGGGTCTGGCCTGGATAAATAAAAATCCAGATATCGCGAAAAAGATACCCAAAAAGGGAACCTTCACCTCAAAGCAACTCGGCATTTCGGGAGGAGTGATGAGCATATTGTGCGGTGAGGGATATATCCGATGGGTCCGAACCGCGGCGAAACCATACAGGAGACGTAAACTCTGGATGGCAACGGAGCAATTGAGGGGCCTATTATGATGGTCAACTTCGGTGGCATAGTGCCCCTTTCGACCGTCGATTATCCCAACCAGGCAGCAATGACAATCTTTCTCAGAGGATGCCATGTACGCTGTCCTCGATGTCATAATAAGCATCTTTGGGAGGGGGAAGATCTCAGGCCGGTTGAGGAAATTTTCGCCAAAATTCAGGCTAACAGGCAATTCCTGGGGGCCGTTGTGGTGTCTGGCGGGGAACCCGCGGAGCAACCTATACAAGCGGCAACGATCGCCGATTATGCCCATAAGTTGGGGCTGAAGGCCGGGCTGCATACGTCTGGCAGGCCGATGCTGCCAACCCTGTATGAACATTTCGATTTTATTTTGCTGAGTCCGCCGGTGATGGAATGAGTGAGGCACATACTAATGTCGAAATTCACGATGCATCTGATATATCCGCGGTCCAGGATGCGCTTTTAGAACTAAAATGCAGAGGCTTGAAACTGAGTATAGTTATTGTGGCGGTGGGCGATCCATGACCCGCGAGCGCATTATTCGCCCCTGGACAGGTCCGAGAATCTACCTGCCGAGGCATCCCAGGGTGCATAGGGCGATTAGGGATTATCTGAGGAGCAGGATGCGGCATGAGCAAATGTGGTGATTGCGATTGGTTTCGGAAATGCCGAAATCAATCCTGTTTCGTCACAGCCGACCAGGAGAAATGTCTCTTTCCGAGGCCAAATGGAACGAGTGCTTTCAAGTGGCGGAAACTGAGACATATGCGATAAATTTTTTTAGATGGGTGGATAACGATTGTTATTAAGAAGGTTTAAATAGTTTGCTTAGTAATAAGTGATAACATGGTAAAAAAGGTGTTATTGGCGTTCTCTGAAAGCGATTTCGATGCTATGAAGGTTCGCAAAGGCTCCCGCACATGGGAAGAGTTAGTGCTTGAAGCGATAATGAAAATGGAAGAATGCCCGGTTAAGGGCCGGGCTTAAGTCTATCGAAAATGGTGTCCATATGGCCACAAAACTGCAGGAAGAAAGGGCTAAATATCTCTTAGCCCAATGGATTGAGCAACCTGGAATATCCGTTTATTGGGAAAAGAAAAATGCATTTGGTAAACCCGTTTTTGAGTGCAACAAAGCAGAAAGACCCGATTTAATAGTAAAATGCCCAAGCGGAGATATTGCAATCGAGGTAAAAAGTGCTACATCAATGTCCAATGTAATTGATGGAACGGCGCAACTTCTGCGGTATGCCACTGGAGGCCTTGAATATTCATGCGAGGGGGGTAAATTAAATCCTATCTGCTATGTTCTGGCCACCGAATGCAGCCCGATGGGGAAACTATTTGCTTTTGAAAAGAAATTTGTACCCCGATCAGAAGGTAAGAATTACGCAGCTTCGCGGGGAGAAATACCATTAGCTGAATATCGTTATACTCACATGGCTCTTAGGATGCTATGGAGGTTCTGTGAAAACGAAACAAAGACACATAACTGGCCATGGTCAAAGGGGATGGGATTCTTGTTATCAAACGTCCTAAATAATCCTAATGATATTTCCCCCCTAATCCAAGCTAAACTCGCTCGGACCCAGTATATAAGGGGTATCTGAGTTTGAAGACCGCAACAGATCTTACTCAGGAACATTATCAACGACCTGAGATAAAGGACATTATTTGCTCTCATGCATTGGCGGTAGATGGTCGCTGGAGAGCATTGAATGGGGATTTTTCTGTCTGGTATAGATATCTTGATAACAATGCCGTCCGGTTATTGAATGCTAGAGAAGATTATGATTATCTAACCTCTCATTATAGGGTACTTTATCAGACCTTAAATGTATTTGATGGATCGTTGCAATCTGTTATTAAAAACAAGTTGGACGTTACCAGCGAGACCCCCCTAGGAACCCCTAAAGAGACATCTGGTTATACTTTGGGAGTAGATATCGACAAAGGACCGGGATTCAAGCTGGAAGAATGCTTAGAGTCCCTGGAAAGAGCTACCCAATTCCTGATAGATCAGCTAAAAGAAAGCGGCGTCCATAAAAGTGTTTGGTCTCTATTCAGCGGCGGTGGGGTTTATGTCGAAATTCATCATGAGATCTGCAAGCCGAGCCAGACCTGTATGCCAGAAGACAGGGAGGCATTTTATAGGTTACTAACAGATAGCTTTAACCGATTTATTGAGGATATATCGGAAAAGTTTTTTGTTAAATATCCAGATGACATGGGGAGAGTAAAGTTCGATGCTCTAAATAATTCCAAGAGAGTGTTCAAGTGCATCCTCTCAATTCACAAAAAAAATCCGTATGCTGTGATCCCATTAAATCGATGTAATATAAAAATTGACTTGGATCGAGCCCGGATACCTCTAAAGGATGAGGTAATAGCAGACGCCAGAAACTGGTATTCTGGTTACGAATCAACCGAAAAAGAAGCATTATTTAGATTATTAGAAGGATTTGAGGAAGAAGAATCTCATTTCAAAAATGAGTTCAAAGAGATTTATAGATCTCCAACAAAAATTATAGAATTTCCACCTTGCATAAGGCATATTATAGATATTGAGAACCGGGGAGCAGGGAAAACTAGGTTCACGGGCATCTTGTCCGCTTATCTGTATGAAGCTGGATGGGAAGGAGACGATGCATGGGATCTAGTACACCGGATTGCAAAACGAAACGGCCACCAAAATGCACGGCATGTATTTGATTCATGTTATGGGCAACTATCTTGTCCATCATGCAGGACGATTCAAAACGATGGCACTGGATATCCTCATCTTGGACTCAAGGGGCTAGGTGTATGCAAGCAGGAGAAGGGATGTTGGAAGTGGCCGGGTGGATACGGGAAGCGGCCCCGGCCCGTAATAGTTATAACTTCAGACCTTATTGAAGTAGTGGAACGATCATCAGAAATATTATTTCAGTATAATAATCCAGCCACTTTATATCAACGGGGTGGTCTTCTTTGTCGGGTAAAAGAGATCGATACTGATCAATATAAAATAGAAGATTTAAATGTTGATGCTTTGCGAAACGAGATAAGCAGATCTGCGTTGTTTGGTATGATCAAGGATAAGAAGGATGGGCCGGAATTCGAGCCATGCCAGCCTCCGTTGTATGTGGCAAAAGGCGTCATGGCCCTGGGCGGGTGGGCAGCTCCTATAATTGCAGGTATCATAAATGCTCCTGCGATGAGAGAGGATGGAAGCATAATATCGACGCCTGGATATGATAACAACACTAGACTATATTATGCCGCTAATTCTATGCTAGAAATGCCAGAGTTGCCCGAAACCCCAACACAAGAAGATGCAAAGAAGGCAGCAAAATTTATTACATGCGAGATTTTGCAGGATTTTCCTTTTGTTGATGACATTTCACAAGCGAATACATTGGCTGCATTTCTGACCATGATTGTGAGGCCCATGATTCGAGGATGTGTACCATTGGCTCTGATAGACAAGCCCGCGCCAGGGACAGGAGCATCTAAGATTCTTGAATTGATATCAATTGTGGCTACTGGAAAGGCCATGGCCGCCGTGAGCCCACCAGACAACGAGGAAGAATGGCGAAAGCAAATAACGAGTTGGATGAGGGACGGAACGCCCATTATAAGCATTGACAACCTGGCGGCAGATCTGAAAGCAGATACCTTATCAAGGGCCCTGAGTACCACAATTTGGAAAGATCGTACCCTGGGAAAACCAGATGCTATGGAATATCCACAGAGAAGTTGCTGGTATGCAACTGGCAACAATATAGTTTTGGCGGGTGATTTGCCTAGGAGATCTTATCTCATTCAAATGGACGCGAAAATGGCACGTCCCTGGGAGAGGAAGCCGGAAAATTTTAGGCATCCTAATATTAATGTATGGGTCGAAGAGCACCGGGGGGAGGTACTGGCAGCTCTGCTCATCATGGCAAAAGCATGGGTAGATGCAGGAAGACCCAATGGATGTAAGGCAATTATAGGAGGATTTGATGAGTGGGTGGAGGTAATTGGGGGCATTTTAGGGTACGCTGGAGTGAATAGGTTTCTAGGCAACCTGAATAAACTCTATGAAGAGGTAGATTCTGGCAATGATGAATGGAGAGACTTTTTTGGGCTATGGTTCGAGACACATGGGTCGAATGGTCTCAAGGCCAACGAAATCTTAGATAACTTGGAAGGAGAATATTCGACATTAGGGAAGATCGCGCCGGCGGAACTAGCAGATAAGATAAAGTTTAAATCGCCTGGAAATGCTAGAAAAGTAGGGAAGCTACTTGCAAAAAAGTTAAATATAGTATTTTCTTATGGCAAAAAGCAAATAAGATTAGTACGAAAAGAAGAGCGCGGCAATTCCATGGTATGGAGCGTCGAAGAGGCCATTAATGCAACCTTTTGAGCAACTACGTTGGTTGGTACTTTTTTCTTTTGCAAGTTCAACGTCTATTAACGTATATGATCTATTGATCTTGATTATGCATAATAGGTGTCTAGATGCCTATTTGCGTCAACTGTCTAAAGGAATGTATATATACATACATCGATATTTTAATCATGGTTGGTTTCAAAACGCGCTTGCGTATATCGTTTGGTTAGTTTTGAATCAAAAATGGTTAGTTTTGAGATGCAAAACTCACCAAAATATATTAATAATGTTTTTAGCCTACTGCTTCTTATTAAATACTATATATTATATTTTGATTAGTTTGGTTAGTTTTAAAAGAGTAGTAAGAGAGAAATATAGAAAAGAAATTTCAGAATATAGTGGGAATGGGCGGTTTGAAACTAACCAAACCAAAATGCGTCGGAGCATAGCGAATGTTTCAAAAAAGGAAACTAACCAAACCAACCAAATGGGTCCATTGATGTCGATTAACATAACAGGATTCCCAAACCGACATGAAATCCTTCCCAACCCACCATTCGGGAACCTAGGATTAGGGTCAAGATGCATGCTGGAATGCTGACTGGTTGGGATTTGTGACGAGATAGCAGGCTCCCTAATGCTCCTTCTATATTGTAAACCATCGCTAACTAAGCAAGGTTTACAATTGCACAATCTCTACACATCTTCGCGCATCTCATGTTCGGTCAATTTGGCACTGATAGCGAATCATGATTTATGCCGCGTACCGTATATCTTGTTTACCGTAAACTATATATACGGTAGACGCTAAGTAGGATATACTGAAATGTGAGGATGAGACAAATGACAACAAGAATTTGGAATAGAGATGTTTCGGAGGAATCCGAGCACGTAACACATCATGAATTTGCGTCTGTTGAGGAAGCCATGTCCTTCTTGGATTCGTTCTGTGACCGCCGAAAGGCGGGAGATTCGAATGGAAAAACGTATTGGGTTGAGCGGGATACTCAGTACGGGGCAGTGTACTGGGGGGGTGGTCTGAATGGTATTCGTGGGAAATAGAAAAGATGTATTGGAATTGGATGAGCTATCAGACGACTGCCTGAAAGCCAATTTCGGCTACACTGCCGCCGGGATCGAGAATCTGAGAGACCAGGCGAAAATGATCCGAGCAGAAGATGAGGAGGTGGCCTAGATGGACAATCCATGGGGCGCATTTGCGGCTCGAATAGAGCCGGCCAGCCGAAAGGACATGGAGAATATCTATGATATCCTCCGAATCCTAGAGAACGGCAGTCAGCCGGAGACATCGATGTCTCCACTGACGCTACCGGGCATAAAAAACGCATTAATGGCCTGGAATTATATCGATGTTGTCCCGGAGATCGTGTCCGGGTGTACGGTCGGACACCGATGGACAATTACCTGCCGTGGTAAGGAGCATCTCGAGATGGAAGAGAAGATTCGAGATGTGACAAAGTATGCGGTGGCGCTCTGAATGGTTCGCCCTAAGAAAGTGGCCAGCGCCAGCCACCATTTCCGCCTCCTGCCAGAGGATGAGGCCCTATTCCAGGTCTGGCTCGCTCAGCAGGATCGGAATATCGCAGAGGGTGTGCATCTCAGGATGCTTGTGTCTGGAGTGCTGAGGGAGATGAAAGAATGAGTGATTATGAAGCATGGATGAAATCAGAGCAGGCCGTCAGAAAGCAGGGCATATTGAACTGCATAAGAGATATGCGCCAATTGTTAGACAGCATCGAGGCGCGAGTTAATACAGATGGCTACCTGAATGATCTCGGAGAGCTTCAGGTAAGCGGTATTATGCTGGATACCTCTATCGTTGCCTATGCAACTCAGAGACAGGCGTTGAAGAATTATCAGGGCGTGTAACCCGCAATTGCCACCCATACCGACAAGTATTAATACTCATGAGTATTAGTAGGTATTGTTGAAATGTGAGGTTGAGAAAAATGAGACAAATAAGCAAAGATGATTTGGTAAATGCGTTTGTTGCAATCGCTCTGAGATCGCATGAAGAAGAGGGCCTTTCTGCTAAAGAACGGCTTGATAGGTTCTGGATGGGGGCCTAAGATGGATCCCTCCACCATCTATGTATGTGGAAAATGCGGGGTGCATGAAGAGCTACATGCCGCAAAAGCATCTGGCTGGAGGATCGAGAACCGCCGAGGTGGCAGGCATGGGTTGACCATTCTTTGCCCGCGATGCTTGAAAGAGGGGGTCTGGTCCTGACTCAGAAAAAAGATCCCAAAGACCGATATGTCAAAAGGAGCTTTACCCTGCCGCCAGAAATGGCCAGGGGCATCGCCAATTGGCCCTACGGAAAACTTACGGCGGTCATCCGGGCCGCGATCTCCCAGGAGCTGTCTAAATCCTAAATCCGGGCCTTTCTCCCCCGGACACATTATGTTAGCCTAACGGGAGTTTGGCCCAAATTTGGCCACTACAGGCAATCGTCGGGCAAATATACCAAGCCACGGGAACCGCTCAAGCAGATAGCTACCTAGATCGCACATCTTGTTTTCTATCCAATTGAATGCTATTCCTTTGGCCATGGTTTTCTGATCTCTGTAATAGCGCCAATCCTTCGCAGTAGACATGTCATGCCCTGGAGGATCAAAGGGCCATGTCATAGCTTGTCCTCTGCTTGCAATTGCTCGCGAGCCTCCTCGCTCCTATCTTCGTACTCATCGAACTCATGGATGAAATCGTCTATGTAGCGTTCGCGCTCGCGGATAAGCTGAGCTTCCAACTGCTTGATTCGTTTGGCCTGTCGGGTAATCTTCTGTGCAGGTGAGTCGTTGCCGCCAACCTTCTGGATGGTCAGCTCAAAGTTTTCCATTGTCTTCGAGTCACCAAATTCCATCTGAAATGTGCTGGTGAGAAAGTTCTTTCCGCAGCTTTGGCGGAAATACTGCAATAGTTGGCCCGCGAGGAGCATAGCGCCTTTGCCCCTGGTGTTGATATTGTAATATCCTGGCTCCATGTGTGCTGATTCTATGTAGCAATCATCAGCAAACATCTTAGCGAGGCGGTCATTCTCAGCGGTCAGTTTGGCAATCTCCTGTTCTCTGGAAAGCAACCCATCAAGCCCTTCTTGCATCCAGCTTTCCGGGCATTCGGTGGCTTCCAGATCGAGGAGTTCTAAAACGCGATCTATCGGTGTCATTCTTCCATCCCCCTCGCGCCTTCCTGCAGCCTCTTCAGCATATCGATCATGCGTTGCATTTCCGGGGCAATCTTCCCGAATCCGGCTGCAAATTTGGCAGATTCTTCTTCTATGTAGATGAGGTCGGAGAGCAGTTTGGCATCGCCTTCCTTGAAGCGGCTCAAAACATCGAGCAACTCCCTGGCAGCATTGCGGAGATCCACAATCGCATTCTGATCGCATTCATTTATCCCGATGATATTATATCCCGACCGCAATCTAATGCAATATTCTGTCCCATCAATGCCGGTCTGATGCCATTTTTGCCAAAGTCCGGGCGCGGCTTTTAGCTCGGTTTCTTGGAGCTTTAAGACGTTCTCACGCAAAGTCATTGTGAAGCCTCCGTGATCATGGCCCGGATTATGACGATTGCCCTTATATCCCAATGCAAATCTTTTGGCTGATTACCAGTCAGAAGCATTTCAACTTGATGCAGTGCGATCTTTCGATCCTCAGTGATCTCCCATGTAGGCCGGGATTGATCGAGCATGGATTGCAAAATCTTTATGCAGATCGGATCTTCCGGCTCAGAGTCGCATTGTTCCAGGCTGGATATCGCATATTCCAGCGCCGCCCGTTGCTCCTTGGTCAGCATCATTTTCGTGGGCTCACGAATATGATCACTGGTGGCGATTCCGGTTCGTATCGCCCTTCCTGTTATCTCCTCGAAGTGTAGCATTTTTCCACAGCGGACACAACGAACTGCGTCTTTGCTAGCGATTTGCTGTTCATGCTGGCATTCGATAGTGATTCCAAGCTCGCGGGCGGCTTGCTCGCGCCACCAATCAGCGATAGGACATTTCTCTAGCGAATAACCACATTCACACCGATGATGGAAGTCTGCCGCGTCTTCATTTTGCGTACAATCCCTGGTAAGGATCAATTTACCCGCTCGTTCATCGATCGCGATCTTCTGCAATTTCGCAGCTTCTCTCCGCCAGCACCCGGCACTTCTGCCGGTATTTTTTGCAATCTTCTGCCATCGGGAAAGCTCCTCTTGTAGCTCGATGATCTTTCGATGGCCATCAATTTCCATCATGGTAGATTGCAGCCGTTCGTATTTGGCCTCGGCCACCTCCGGCCGATCCCTAAGTTCTCCGATCAATAACCCGGCACCTCTTACGCCGGCCAATGCGACCTCGTGCCGGGCCGCGAGCGCCCCTATCAGCTCAAGTGCCTGCTCCGCGAGTTCGGCGTACTTCTCATGATATTTGTCATCCATGTTGCAACAGATTGCGGCAAGGTCCGCGTCGATCGCTTTGGCTTGCTTCAAGACATCAGTCATCTTTCAGCCTCGACTATCACATGTTTCCGCTTAACTTCCTCGCGCAGGATACTTCCTGCAATAATTCCAGTTTCGGCGGCCATATCCCATCCATCTTTCCAGACGTCTGATTTGGTTTCATCTCTCGGCACATGGAATAGCCATGCCAGCCAGCCATCGTAAAATTCATTATATCCTCTTACAATCATCCTAACATCTCCTCCAGCTTCTCCCTAGCCCGCTCTCGATGCCATTCCCAATCACCACTCTCTTTCAGGAACGAAAGCTCTGCTTCGGCTTCGATGTAGGCATTGCAGGCAGCCAAGAGTCCATAAACTTCGTTCTTAGTTAGCAAGACCTCATGTCCCGACGTTCTTTCGATCGCTCGGCGAATATCATACATGCTCATTTTCGCACTTCCGCAAATTTCCATTTTCCATCTCTCGCGGCCACTTTCATCGAGGTCAGCACCTGGCATTCTCCCCACGAAACACTGAACCAAGCGCACTGTGGATTGCACTCGATCCTGTCAAATATCGGACATCGACTCATTCCCATTCCCACCCGTTGGCTATTAGTTCCTTAGCTCGTTTAAGCGCGTCATGCTCCATCCACAACATTCCGCTTGATTCGGTTTTGCTCACGCTATGAACTTTGGCCCCGGTTGCTTCTAGTTCTGGAATGGCCATCTCTGGCGGGGCATAGACCGTTAGGTGGATCGTCCCGGACACAATACACAGACACTTTCTCATTTCGGCCTGCTCTTTGGGCCGCATGTCAATTGCCATCATTCCTCTACCTCCTCAACTTCGACCTCGTTCAACGGCCCATAGAAGATGTTGCCCTGGCAGACCGAACGAACCGCCTCCCATTCATCTATGTGGGCTAGTTCTATCTGGTCTGTCGCGGCTTGGATGGCAGATTCTTCATCTTCGGCCTCTATCTCGATGCTGGCGACGCCGACAATTGGCATTCGGACTAGGAAGGTTTTCATGCGATCTCCCTCATGATATTGTCTACGTCCATTTGGATCTTCAGCATTTCTGTTTTCAATGCCTCTTGATCGCGATTATCGACCGCTTTGACGGCGGCGTTTCGCTCTTTGTGGATTTCTGCTAAGAGAAATCTGAGCTTGGTTATGTGCATCATGCTTTCTGCTCCTTCTTCTTCCATTCGCGTGCGCCGCACTTTGGGCACTTTTTCGGATCATCGGTGCGCGGAAGCCATTCGTATTTGCACCATTGACATTTGAACGGCTTCATTCCTGCTCCTCAGCGACCGCTTCTGATGTCTCGATATAGCTGATATTCCCTTGGAATATGTGCTCGTACATATCGATTTCATCCAATTCCCACCCATCTTCCGATTCTATTTTAAGCGGAAAATCGCAATCCATCGCCTTCTTAATCGCTTCTTTCTCGCTCGCGGCTTCCACATATTTAGATACCGTTCCTGCTATCGGTATTATAACTAGATATTCTGGCATGATTCTGTATATTACATCTCATGCTATTTATTCCTTTCCATCATGAAAACGAACCGCAAACTATATATCCTCATCCATCCTATAGGAGTCCATGCCAATGGAGAGAGAAGTTCCCGAATATGTTAAGCAAGCATTGGACCGTTTGCTGACTCTTGAAGCCACCAATCCCGAAGAGGCCGGCCCGAAGATTGCCGCATTGTCTGAGAAATGGGGGTTCTGAAATGGCCTGCCTGAATGCGATCTCATGCGAACATTGCCAGGAATGCGATCCCCTGGTATGTGATGATTATGTGCCGGGGGACGACGCCGAATGAAAGAATTCGCCGAAGTTTATTGCGATCGGTGCATGTGCCAGGACGCCGCTTGCTCTCTGATTGAGCAGGCCCGTATCTGGATCAAGTCTCATAAATCGCTCATCGGAAAGCGATTCTATGAGGATGTCGCAGAAGACTATCCGGGCGCGCCGAGGCCATTCATGTTGGCATGGTATGACGAGTTTGGGGGGATCTGAAATGGATCTCTCCCAGGTTCCTACCGAAGTGCTCCAAGATGAGATTTGGGTAATGGAGAACGGCGCAAATGAATGCATCATGCCGGGCGAATGCCCGGATTGCCCATTCCATCCAGATTGTTTAGAGGCCATTGATCCCGCCGTGGGCCGAGAAGAGCGCATAGCGCGGTATGTCCTGGAGATTCAGGCCTGCCTGGCGGAAAGATCCCGTTTATCCCAACCAAGCGCGGAGGTGGGATCTGGAACGTGATCTGGTCTCATATCCTCCATACCTACCCGGTGGGTTCTATCCTCTTTCCTGCCGGGTCATGTGCCGATATAGCTCAGTTGGAAGAGCAGGCGATTGCAGATCGCTTTGTCTGGAGTTCGAATCTCCATATCGGCTTTGCTCGGCACAACCGATCCCCGGTATCCCTTCGCCGAGCATAACCCCCCGTGATAGCAGCATGTGTGGCTCCATGCGCTGGTGAATGCGCGCAAAATACCAGAGAACAGGATTCGATTTCCTGCTATCACATTCGGTCTCGTAGATCAGCTTGGTAGATCCTCAGATGCGCGGGTTCAAATCCCGCCGAGATCATAAGCCGATGATAAGAGGGTGAGTTTGCAACGGCAAACTCCTCTGAATTGAGGCCGGTACAGCCGAAAACAGCGCCGGTCAAGAATATTCGGAGGTGTCGCCCCCATTTTCTTGAGAGGTCCGGCGCTATTGTGGGGTCCCGCTGGTTCAAGTCCGGCGGACCTCTCTCTCCAAAGTGGGTCGCGCGATAGCGATTCGCGGAGAATGGTGATTAGATGAAAGAATTTGCATCAATGGGTGTGTTGGGTATAGTATGGATTGCGGTATATTTCGCATTCCTGTATGCGGTGGTATTTTTGATACTAGTCCCTGCCATCAAAATACTGTTGGGAGTGATCTAAATGATATCTGAAGAAATGGAAAAAACACTAAATGCTCAATACGACGATCTGAAACGCGCGGGCGATGCGGTTATCGAGGCGTTCCAGACCAGGCTTCGGTACGAGAGCGAATGGTCCGCGCTGATGGATGCAGAATACATTTCTGTCGGCACGGTTGATGATGCCAAATGCCGTGTCCGGATTTCCGCGAGGGGCAAAGAACTGGATTCATTGCTGACCATTGCGAATATTGCAGAACGGCGTACCAGTTTCAATTATGCCCTGGTAGAATCTCGGCTCAGAATTCAGCTCTTGTTGGCGGGGGAGTGAGCATGGCCGGCCGAATTCCTCCCACCAAAGCGGAGATCACTGCCGCAATCAAGGCATATCTCGGAAAACATGACGGCATCGCTTGCGAATATAAGCAGGATGATGACTGCTACGAACTCACTGACGCAAATGGCAAAGGGGCGATCGTGGGTCCTGGCTGGCAGTGCAATGATGAGGGACTGTTCAATGAGTTGCGAGAAATCCTCATGGCACAGAGGGAATCCACCAGCCCACCAGGGCCTGCCAGAGGTACAAATTTGGCAGTTCGGGGCACAACTGGAATAAATACTTCCCAGCCACCCATGAACGCCGCACAAGCCATCCAGACCATGCAGGCGGGCAAAGGCCTAACCTACCAGGTCAACAAGAAACCGGCCCCTACCGCTACAATGGCTCTAATGGCTGCCACGGATGCCAAAGTCAATCTGACTGAAGTTGCCAGCGTTCTGACAGATGAGCTTGCAAGTTCCACCATCAGAGCAACGGCTAAGAATGGCAGGTCGGTCGATGCCACGGTCAGTATTCGCAAAGCCGATTTTATCAACCTTCTGGCATGGAAGGAAGTAGATGAACAGGAGAAGCTGAAGAATCCAATCCTAGATGATAGCGACCCTATGAACATTGCTCTGCCAAACGGGTTTCCCCGTATCAAACCGGACGCTATGGTGATGATTCGGGTAAAGACCAAAGAAAGTAATCTAATCGAAAAGCGCCGGGCCATCGTCCATATCTACATAACCGCTATGCAACAATGGATCTTCCAGCAAAGGCAGTGTCAGACCAAGGCCAAAAGGAATGCGATTATTCAGCTCCTGACCTCTTCGGGCAATCCGACTGAAGTAATGGACGAGGACGAGTTGGCTGATGAAGAAAGGGAGAGACAGATGGTAGCGGAGGCGGCATGATCTCCCTTCCTCCCTGTCAATTTCGCGCCCCATGCAGTCACGGCATATCCTGCTCCAAGCTAAACATTGTATTCGGCAGTCTGGATGAGGCGAGATCATGATTACTGCCCTATCCCTCCTCATCAAAGCCCTTCAAGATGCGGGTGCTGATGGCCTATGCAATGGTGATGGGCAGTGCGGCTGCGACCTAGACGATTTGGCCCCCTGTGAATGCCTAAATCTGGAACATTGCCATGCGGCAAAGTTCATCAAGCCAAAGTCGGATGATGCTGATTATTGGGACGAATGGCCGGATGGGTATTACAAGGCGGTAGAAGCATGAAGAAAATTCAATCAATTGGCATTAAACGTGCCCTTCTCACTTGTGTCTTCCATGCACGAAACGATGCCGTGCACGCGTTAGATGCGGATGATCAGGTCGAATATGAGCGCGCTATGGCGGAGTTGTGCGATTTGGTACGTTCATTGGGGACAGTATGACCCTTCCCCCATGCCCATACAGACAGGACAATTCTTCGAAATTTCCATATTGTTCTAAGAAGAAGATCCAGCTAGATAATATCGATATGCGGTGTTGGCAATGTGAGGAGATTTCATATGATTGAAGCTAAAACTTTGAAAAGATGCATCGATGAAGCCCGCCGATTTATCCGATTGGCTGAAGCGGTGCATATAGAGCATGTGCCCGCACATGGATCTCCGTCGGGAACGGTCGCGGCTTATGATCGTATCGAGGCCGGTAAGAAATCCGCCGCTGCAAAGCGATCTAGCATGGATCTTTCAATGTGCCTTTCGGATCTGAGACAGGGGCGATGAAATGCTGCTATTCAAGCCCCGACATCAAGAACCAATCATAACCGGCACCAAAACCCAAACTCGTCGAATCTGGAAGAAGCCACATGCGAAGGTGGGCGCAATCCATCTGGCAAAGACCAAAATGATCTCTAAAGAATTCTTTGCAAAGTTGCTAATTACAGATGTCTACACCGAACGGTTAGGAGATATCTCCCTGGAAGATGCGATAGCAGAAGGCTATCCTGACAAGAATTCGTATTTGTTTGCCTTTGCGGATATCAATAAGCAATCGGTTACAGATCGCGATTTCTTGGATCAGGTGTTATATGTGGTGAAATTTGAGGTTACACCATGATTAGATTGCCCGAAGACAACGCACAGGAAATGGCAAATCACATCAGGGAGATCTATAGTTCCAGGGAGGATCTAGATGATTTCCTGCTAAAAATCTTGCAGGAGTACCCCGACGACCCAACGCTATCAACCGTTTACTGGATTGGCCTGATGGTTGGTAGGCTGGAAGGAAAGACCAGAATCGCCAATAGGCTATATGATCTGGCAGAAGAGATTTGGGCCGGGTCACGGCCATGAACCTGATTCCATTGGCTCTCATGGTGCTGCTTCTGGCGGCGATAATGTGGATAGCTGGATGGTTGAATTGCTTAGGTGATGAGAGATGAAAGAAGTATCATTGACACATGGAGAGTTATTACTTCTGGATGGAAAGGTGAACGAAAAAGCGCAGGAAGTGATAAATTATGTCAAAAAGATCAATGAATTTGCCGATATTGGTAATCCTGTCTATGCAGAGATCATCGTCCAAGCCCTGATGAAAGGCGAATTGACTATCAGTTACAGAGATATCAATCGTTGCGCGTGTGGTGCTAAAACGGAATACCGAAAAATCACACGCGGTAGGCGGCGCGGAGAACTGGATTATGATCATCCAATACGGCTCTATGGTACCACCTTCATGGATGGATTTGTCGTTGTGAAAGGCCATTCGGAGTTCGGATTTTGTCAGTCATGTGGTGAAAAAGCAAAATCCACTATCTTAGATTACATCAAAGCGCATGATCTGCCAATACAAACCGGAACCGATAGCAACTGGATCAAAGAAGAAGCAAAGATATGCCGAGGATGTAAAGAGGAGATCTGGCAATTCGATATGGGTCTGGAATACACCATCATGGGCGATGGGCGGTACTACTCTGCATGCCCAAAATGTGGATTTAAAGGCGGCTTATTTGCGTCGCATGAGTCCGCTAAAAAGTTTAGGATGGTTCATAGATCGGAATTGAGGCAGGTCAAAAACTGTTGGCAGCGAGAGGCCCGGGCATGATCACCATCTACAGCACACAAATTTGCCCCCGATGCAAGCAGCTCAAAGCTCTCCTCAAGCAATTCAATATCCCCTGCCAAGAAGCCTCCCTAGAAGACCCCGGCGTCCTGGCCGAAATGCGATGCTGCGGATTCTTCGGCATGATGGCTCCGGTGATTGAGAATTCTACAGGTTATCATGGGTCGGAGGAGTTCTTTGATGGGGGGAAGTTGGATGAAAAGAAATTGCAGGAGTTGATTAAGTGACCGAAGCTCTTATTACAGTTTCCGGCCATCTCTCAGAGCCTAAGAAATCCCGGCGACAGATGAACATTGAGCGGGTGGCGCAGGAAGCCGAGAGAAAGCAGAGGTTTGCGAAAGGGGCGAAATGGAAATGATCCTGATATATGCCCGACATGGACAAATAAAAACGGAACATCACAATACATTTCAAGCGGCTCTATCTGCGTTACAGTGGGGCAACGAATCCGGGGAGATGTTCGCATTAGGAATTGTAGACGCTGAGAATAAGGTAATCTACCTACCAGATTGTGCACCATCTGGCAAAAATCCCGAAGATTTCTTAGAGTCCATCATGAAAGCGGCGGGCGTGTCTGGCGAATACAAAACGGAAACCGTGCGGAGTTTTCCAGATGACTGAAAAAATCTCAGTCATGGCCGATAGCAACGAGCAAGGTAATTCTCGTATGGCCAAACTCGCTCTCGCTCTAGCCAATGATCCTAGATTTACATGGGGCGGATATGCGGAGCTGGATGTAGACTTAGAATTCAGCCTTGATCTGGGATTTAACGGCCATGAGCCGAAGGTCGTATTCAGAAACAACATAGTAAAATTCTTGTGTGAGTTGAAAGAGCCTGCTGATCTTCTCACCTCCGCTCTCGGAAAAGATGGTCACCTGGCAAAGCAGGTCTGGTCCATCCAAGAGTCTGGATTCTCTGGTATTGTCCTGGTCCTGGGCGATGATAGAGATGTCTATTATGCGGCGAAAGCGTCACTGAAGCCTCGTTATCCCGACGAAAACGAGTCGGAATTCCAGATAAGAGACTACCTAAATCGCCTTAGAGACTTTGAGGCCAACTCGTTTTCGATGCATGTTCCTGTTTTTCGCTGGAAAGACATGCCATTTGAGAGGTTGCTCTCAACAGCTCATAAGGCCCTAACCGGTGGGAATCTGTATGGATATGGGCCGAGACCAGCGGAGGGCGAACGAGAATTGGTCGCTGCAAGCTGTTTATTCAAGGGAATCGGTCACGAGACTATGAAAAATATTTTAGAAGACTATCAATTGTGCTTTGCTCCGAGAAATGGGTACGCGCGGCCAATTGAAGAGATCGCTGGCATTGGAAAGAAACGTGCGGCGATGATTAATCCGCATGTCCGAATGACATATCTAAATAGGGTGAGAGCATGAGGTCTGAAACCGAAATTCTTCTCCTCCGCACACTGAAGCTGTACCTGAAAAAGAATACTAATCAGTTTTCGGGCGCGGAGAACATTGCAGAGGCAGACGCGATTTGCAAAGAAATTGATTATGTCATCAAGTGTATGACGAATTCATTGTGGTGATGAGATGAGTGTACTTGGACGATTGCGTTATGAAGAGGCGAAGGCCGCCCGGCGAATAATGCTATTGGATGTTTTGAAATGCTCGGAATCGGAACTTAATGAATACATTTCAACTGATCAAGTTGATGGTGAACCTGTTGGCGAGTGGCTAAGATGATCTCTGAAAACCTAGAACTCTTGAAGAAACTTGATCTAGAATCCTGGAAAGATATCATCTTTCCAATAAAAAACTGCCTGGTAGAGGCTCCGAGAAATCCGTTGGAACAAGGAATCTATGAGGCCTTGGTGCAAGTTGGGGTACAACGAGCCATCGAGGCGAGGGGGTGGGTCTTCGAGGTCGAAGGAAAAATCGGAATCAACGATGTTTATCCCCCGAAGGCAGGATACATAGCAGATATTTACAAGCTAGCTGAAGGATATGATGGGGATCATTTCAGCCCGCGACATAAATGTCTACTAAATGAATCTGTGGCGGATTCGCCAGCGGAGGCGTTATTGGCCGCATGTTTGGGGGTGTTGCAAAATGACATTAGATAATCTGTTGGAACGTCTTAGAGACGTTGATCCACATACATTCGACATACGCGAGGCCATTTTACAGGAGTGCTTACAACAAGCCATCAAATCCCGTGGTTGGGGCCTGCAACAATTCCATTACATGGGCGGATCTAAACGATGTGTCGCGGCCATATTCACTCAGGAGAAAAAGATGTTTGAGCAGAGCGCGGATTCGCCCGCGGACGCTTTGCTTGCGGCCTTCATCGAGGCTATCCAATGACGAAATTGCCACCCAACTACCGTGAAATTGAGGACCGCAACGAATGGAATGCATCACACCATTTGCCCGGAAATGAGCCAAAAACGATAGATGATACTTTTACCGCGATAATCGCCTACCTCAACGATCACGACATGCACGGCAATCAAGGCTTGTGGCAGACTGCATTTGGCCTGATGTGGATACGAGAGACTGCTCAAGGCTGGAGATATCAGATGTTTAGGGAACCCAGGAAGTGGCCGCAATGATTGAACCCACCTGCCGCCTTCTCCATTCCATCGAGAAAGACGGCCAGACTCCAGAACTGCGAACCCTCATCTTGCAGAAAGAAATTGCGCAAGTTGGCTATAGGCTGGTCCGCAAACATAGAACACCACAAGATGCGGATCTGTATATGGCTGATATCGGGCTTGAGATAGGTCATGCTATGGTACAACTGGCAATGCTGGCTCTGGATCTTGGGTTGGTGCCAGAGGACTGTATGAAATTGGGACTGAAAACTACATATGAAAGATTCAAGGAGTTTTGGCCAAATGAATGCCACTAACCAGATACAAGTATTTGAAACGCCGGGCGCTGCTTGGCGATGGGCATGTGATTTAATAGAACGATTCGGTAAGAAAGTAATAACAGAAGACGGCCAGACCACAAAGGAAATTCAAAACTTGGTGCTTCAAGTCAGAAGCCCTCACATTGGCTGGCCCATCGCAGGCAGTGGTTGGAAGATCCCTGCCCTGGATATCTATGTTGCCGATCAGATCCTCAGTAGCGCCAATAGGACGGGCTTTTCCTACACATATGGAGAAAGAATAGTGCCACAGATAGACAGCCTCATAGCGAAGCTCAAGGCGAATCCTGAGACACGTAGGGCGGTTATTTCCATCTGGCAGGAATCCGATTATGGCATCGAGCACCCGCCTTGCTGGATGGTCTTAGAGTTTTTATATCGTTCTGAGGAGTTACATCTAACAGCATTCATTCGCAGCAATGACATTAGGCAGGCTTGGCCCGCTAACATGTACGGGCTGTCCAAGTTGCTGCTCCATGTAGCCACATGCGCAGGAATGGTGGCAGGTAGCATCACGACCATAAGCGCAAGTGCCCATATTTATGAGAGGTGATATCATGGATCGCAAATTAGCACTGCCGGTGGCAGTAACCATAGTGGCGTTCGCTCTGGTTTTACTCTCGCCAGAGATATTTGAGCCTAAATCGGCACCGAATCAATTAACAATCGATTGTAGCCACTACAACGATACTGCGATATTCGTTTTATCGGGTCCACACAGGAAGCCGCAAGCGGTATTCGACTGCCGATCGATCGATGGACTGGCACGTGGTATCCATAATCAAACTCGTTCATGCGCATTGATCATGACTTCGAATGGCTCATGGGAGATATACGATGCGAGCGGCGAATCACCAAAAATCATAGGCTCTGTGCAGAATTCGACTGCTGCATTGTGTCTAATGGATTCGCTGAGCCGGTATCCTAAAACCAATATAAAAATGACGGGGGCATTCTAACCAATGGGTGGCTATCGATCTTCAGATACCTACCACAGCATAGGCGACTTCGATCTATCCCGACTATCAGCTCTTCCCTGCGCCCTTCCAGGTTGCCCGCCAGGGACGATATCTCGGCTCATGAACGATGGCATACTACGAAAGGCTGGTCGCATGCGGGTGGGCCACTCGTATCGGACAAAATGGGATCGAGGAGCGAGATTTGGATTGTTTTGGAAATGGTGTCAGGAAATGGGGAAGGTTTAGCTGAGGAAAGCACACTTTTTTGAAATGGCACTCATCGGCACTTAACATATTAATATTTATACTATGACTTTCATATCATAGCTCATGACAAAACTTAAAATCGATCCCGAATTTAAATCGATCATCCCACCGCTTTCGGCAATCGAATTCGAAGGGCTGGAAAAACAAATTTTAGCTGATGGTTGTCTCGATGCGCTAAAAGTTTGGGACAACGATGGTGAATTGATAATACTGGATGGGCATAATCGATATGTCATCTGTGGTAAGCATAAGATAGAATTCCAGACCGATACAATAGAGCTAGAAAGTCGCGAACATGCTATCAATTGGATTATCGATCATCAGTTGGGGCGGCGGAATTTGTCAGAACAGCAGAAAACTTACCTACGTGGCAAACGATACGAGACAGAGAAAAAAATGCGCGGTGGCGACAAACGATCCGATGAGTATAGGAAATCAATTACGCAACCTGCGGTTTTGATTTCGAGCGATGAAATTGGAAAACAATATGGAGTATCCGGTGACACGATCCAGCGTGATGCGAAGTATTCAAAAACCATCGATAAAATGAAGGAAGTCAATCCAGAATTGGCGCAAAAGGTTCTGTTGGGACCAGAGCGCGGTGGTATAGCCATTCCGAAAGTCGAAATTCGCGAACTCGGAAAACTGAAAGAACCAGAATTAAAACAAGTGATCGACGCCGGAATATCCGCAATCAAAGACCATTCAGAGCAGCGCATAGTTGCCGAAAAAATGAAAACCGAACGAGAAAGAATAGCAGAAGAGGCCCGCGAGTTTGATAGATTCAACAAACCAGTTGCAAAAAAGATAGCAGAATCGAATGCAAAATTTGATCGAATAATAAAGGCAACCGGCGGGGGGTGCCTAATGCCAAATGTGGCCGAACTTTGGTGCATCGATTGCAAATGGGGGTTTGATGTCTATTTACCG